TCCGTGTTATCCATAACTGGTTTTTGAATGGGTGGAAAATCCCTTTTATAGACGGGCGGCTTGGGTGACCACTCATCATCAATTGGCGCGTACGCCAATCCCATTACTTAATACAAATAAATTAATTAGATCGACACCTCCTTCTTCTTGGTCCGGGTACCACGCTTCTTCTTGTCTGAGCTGAGGCTCACCTCGCGAGTGTCAGGGTCGCCACCTGCATCGATCGAGACAATGTCCGAGACTGACTCGTCGTCGCCGCCGTGGTTACCTGGGCGAGTCATCATAGCTGGGGGAGGACCCATCATACCCATCAGTGAGCCAAAATCCATGCCTGGACCTTTCATGTCACGACGCCCACCGTCATTGACAGGGGACCCAAAGCCGGTCTGTTGCTGAGGCTGGCTACGCTGAACAGCGTCAACCATGTTGCGCATCAGGTCAGGGTTCTGCTTCATCACCTGGGAGACGTTTGGCACAGCCGCCTTGAACATCGAGTTGGTCAGGTGGAACATCATAGCTGAACCACCAACCATAAACATGAGCTTCACCTCTGGTGCTACGTTCACCTTGGTCTTGTACTTGTTATAAAGCTCCTCAAAGACACCGTCGTAATCCTCGACATTCTCCATCATATTCTGAGACCAGCCATTCAGCTCCAGGTCAAATGGGTCAAACTTGTCATTCAGAAACTCCAGACCTGTGACACAGGCAACCATCATGCGACGCTGAAACTTGATCGAGCGATCAACCTCGATACCGTACATCATCCGCTTGAACTCTGTGCGAATCTCCTCAATGTCGCTATAGATGGTGAGGCGTGCACTGGATGCAATTCCTTTCTTGATCAGGCGACTAATTTTGTTCAGGAGGTCTGCCTTCTCATCCTCGATCGTCTTGTAGCCCTCAGAAGGAGTTTGTGCAGCGCTGCTGTACTGCTGCTGCTCGTACTCCTCACCCTCATCCTCCTCCTCACCGCCGTCATACTCCTCCACGGGGGGAGGTGCAGGCGCCGTACGCTTACCAGGATTCATAAACATATCCAGCCCCTCGTCTGGGGCGGCGTGTGCAACGCCTGCCACACGCTTCGAAAAAGGGCTCGGACGTGAAGCCTTTGCTCTCAGGGGAACTCGCTTCTCAGCAGGCTGAATAGAAATTTCATCCAACAGAGCAGCCTCATCATCATTCAAATTCATAGTTTGTCCACCACCCGACTCAAAAGATACCTCAGCCATCCTGATACTTTTAGAGAAAGTATGTGAGTTGCCTTTAACGCGGGAGCTACGAAAATAATATTCACAAAATACAAATGAAGATCAAGTTTGGAAAAATGTTCATCCACGCCGTCATCGTTGGTCTGCTCGTGGCTATCCTGGTCCTGGTTATCCAGGGTGGCAAGAGCGGCTACGAGCCCGCCCCTCTGCTGGTGAATGCCGGTCCAGCCGCCCGCCAGACCAACGGTGATATCTTCGCCCTGAAGGATCGTGTGGACTGTGTGCCAGGTCCCTCAGAGTCTTCCGACTACTACACCGTGGGTCTGACCCCAGGTGGGCTGTGCGGCGGCTCAGCCATGGTCCGTGATCAGATGCGCGACTATACGATTGCAGACGGTGTTGGCGGTTCCCTGCTTGAAAAGTAAATTCCTCTAAAAAAATAGAAGATTAAAGTAATATGTGTGACACTGAGGTGTACACGATCCGTGTTGATTCAGTCGGTGCCAGCTCAAATACGAGCTTCATCGGCTACATGAACATCCCTTTGCGAAACGTTATCAAGGCGGAGCTTCTTTCACTTACATTCCACGGTAATGCATTTGCACCGGTGCAGACTCTGGGCTATTATCTGAACATTGAGGAACTCAAGTCCAAGTTTAATGACAGAACTAATATTCAATATGGAATTCAGGTTGCCGGAAATATCTCGACGGAAGGTGCATCATCTCTCGTCGCCCTTTCTAACGTGGGACAGCTCGCAACCTCACTTGTGTTCATCCCTCTTGATGATGTGGTAACCACAGGACACCGAACGATATTTACAGTTGGAAATTACTTTCCAGTTGAAATTCCTTTCATCGAGCCAATCCGCCAAATTGAGAAATTTACTGTAAATTTGTATACCGCAAGTGGTTCTCAGGTGGAATTTCTCGGAGGCACAAGTCTCACGCTCCGCATCACATGCTCAAAGCCCAACGTGTGCCTGTACCCTGAACGTGGAGGCGCTGCACTTATGTAAATAAATACTCGGCAAATATTAGATGGACTATACAGTCTACGTCGATTCCAATAATAGGAATCAATCCCTTTTTCCAAATTCAAATTCATATACTCTGTACCTGACGACCCCCATCCAGAATATCACCAAGGTGGAGGTTCTCTCGGCAATGTTGCCGAATGTGTACAGCTCACAGTATCTGACTTTGGATATCACAGAACTCCGGACCCCTAGAAATCTCATCGCTGATGCGCTCATGAAAACCGTTCCAACCGCCAACGCTTTTTACGGCTCATTTGCCACCATCCCAGTGAAGACATCTACATATGCCTTTGGAAACATTTACTCTTCATCAAACGTTGTGAACAATGGTGAATTTTATAACGCAAATTACCGAATTCTCCAAGATTTTCCCTCGCGCATCGACAAGTTAGACCGTCTGACAATTACATGGCGTCAACCGAATAATGGGAACGTATTTGTTGATAATAATTTTAGTCCAGCTATTGATCTTGGGCGAAATATGTTCATCCTACGTTTCAAAACTGTTCACGTTCCAGATGAGGACCCTGGTCGACCACTCAGTCTCCCCTCGCCCGTCCAGTGGGACTCGGGTGGTGATGACCAAAAGAAACAACTGTTAATCATTGCAGGAGTCGCCTTTTTTGGACTACTCATAATAATCTCAGTAAAAGCTAGATAACCATGGGTGGAGATAGCATCACGAATGGATGCAGTGGAGGTGGAGGAGGATCTACCGTAACTGTCGCTTCACCAGTTACAGTTACTGTGTATACTGGAAATGTATCAGGAAGTAATGGTGGAGCTGTTTTTGGAAACATTCTCTATGTAAACACAGTAGAAGCTATTACTCTCTCAAGCAATTTACTTGCAAATTTCACTTATGCAAATGCTCTTTATTTTTCAGGAGATGGATCAAATCTTTTCAATATTAATGCATCTAGTATAAACATAGGAACATTGAGTAATACAGTTCTTCCAGTAACGGGAGTTGTTGCTGGTATGTATGGTGGCGAGGCAAACATTCCTCAACTTATAATTGATCAATATGGCATTGTTTCAAACGCGGTCAACGTTCAGACTCAGTGGACACCCACCAGTCTCTTTAACATTGCGACTGCTAACGGCGTCTCCATCGGGACCCTGAATGACCCCCCGACAGGCTCTAACCTTTTCGTGGTTGGGACGGCAAATGTCACAACCATGAATGTCAATAACCTTTTTGCAAATACAGTGACTATTTTTGGTCTAAATACCCTGAACGTCTATGGGACCTCAAACATGAACTCTGTTTATGCTTCAAATATTTTTGGAAACGCTTCCGGACTTTCCAATATCAGTGCGTCAAGTGTTAGCGGAAATGTGGCAAACTCGACCGTTGCCCTGGTGGTCTCACAGGCTTTTCAGCCTAATATCACCAGTGTGGGAACCCTCACAGGTCTCAATATTCAAGGACGTTTGATAGTCTCCAACGGTTCGGGAATTTCAAACATTAACGGGTCGAACGTGACTGGAAACGTGGCAAACTCGACCGTTGCTCTGGTCGTCTCGGGAGCTTCCCAGCCCAACATCACCAGTGTGGGAACCCTCACAGGTCTCAATGTTCAGGGACTTCTGATAGTCTCCAACGGTTCAGGAATTTCAAACATTAACGGGTCGAACGTGACTGGAAACGTGGCAAACTCGACCGTTGCCCTGGTGGTGTCCGGAGCTGCCCAGCCAAATATCACCAGTGTGGGAACCCTCACAGGTCTCAATGTTCAGGGACTTCTGGTAGTCTCCAACGGTTCAGGAATTTCAAACCTAAATTCGTCAAATCTTGTGGGTAACGTGGCAAACTCGACCGTTGCTCTGACAGTTTCAGGGAATACCCAGTCTAACATCACAAGTCTGGGAACTCTCGTCAAACTCGATGTTTCAGGAGAAATTTCGGGCGACGGGTACGCTATCACAAACCTAAACTCTCAAAACATAAATGGGACCGTGAGAACTGCGGCGTCAGTCACGGGTGCCGGTCAACCCAACATAACCTCCGTGGGGGTTCTCTCAAACCTCAACGTCCAGGGTCTGGCAACCATCTCAGATGGGTCTGGAATTTCAAACCTAAATTCGTCAAATATTTTTGGGACTGTTTATGCAGCTCAGGTGGTTACCCAGAACGCCCAGCCCAACATCACTAGTGTGGGAATCCTCTCTAACCTAAACGTCCAGGGTTTAGTCATAATCTCCAACGGTTCGGGAATTTCAAACCTAAATTCATCCAACCTGGTGGGTAACGTGGCACAGGCGAACGTCGCTCTGGTAGTCTCAGGAGCTGATCAACCCAACATCACCAGCGTCGGTACACTCACGTCCCTTAATGTCCAAGGACTTTTAATAACCTCTGACGGATCTGGAATTGCAAATCTTCGTGCCGCAAATGTGACGGGAACTGTTGCCACTGCCAGTGTGGTTACCAATCCTGCTCAGGTTAACATCACCAGTGTGGGAACCCTAACAAGTCTTTCAGTTTCTGGCATGCTTACTGCCGATGCTTTCAGTGGAAACGGGTCCGCTCTTTCGAATATCACTTCTTCCAATATAGTGGGCTCTGTTCCTTTAGCAGATTCAGTTGTAAATCCAGCTCAACTCAATATCACAAGTGTAGGTCTCTTGAGTAATTTGTCAGTAAGTAACTCAGTCACAACGGGTAACGTCTGGGCAAACTCTTTAAGCGTAACAGCCCTCTCCGGTCAGAATCCAGTAAAGTTTGTGAGTGATTCAGGGTCTCTCCTGATGACCAATACCGGTCGGGTAGGTCTCAACATGAATAATCCTACAAGTCAATTCGAAATCGGGGCGACTGGCGCAACTTCTGTCGCAATTAACCTTTCAGATACTTCGATAGGTGCTGGAAATGGCGTGAGTCTCACCAAGGATGCAAGTGAAAATATGATTCTTGCAAATCAAAGTCTTGCCAATTCTTGGCTCGTGAATTATGGAACGACGCGTTTCCAAATGTATTCTACGTCGGGACAGTCACTTCTGGGACCAGTCTACATGGGTCCCGCGATCACGACGACACCAAGCATCACAACAACCCTGTACGTTCTTGGAAATGTGTATGCAACAAATGCCCTGGTAACCACGAACGTCATTGCAACTCTCGCAAATATCGCGAGTTCAAATATCACAACTCAAAATGTAGGAACGATCAATGTATTCACAGGGGCGAACGTGACTCAACTCACAGTCACGGGTCTTGCGAACCTTTCCACCTCCAATATAGTGACCCTAAATGTTGCGTCAGCTAATACGACTACAGGAAATATTGGATTTTTGACAGTATGGGGACTTGCCAACCTTTTCAGTGCTAATGCAGTGACCCTGAATACCGCCTCAGCAAATGTCACTTCAGGAAACGTGGGGTCGCTCAATGTCTTTACGGGAGCGAACGTCACTCAACTCACAGTTTCGGGACTTTCGAACCTTTTCAGCGCCAATGCAGTGACCCTGAATACCGCCTCGGCAAATGTCAC